ATGTTTCGGCAAGGTCGCATATAAGTTCTGCCTCGCCTTCTTCTATCATTCTGGCAAGGACTAAGATTTTTTTACTTCCTCGTCCTCCTGTTTCATGAGTCCGATTATTTCTATTGTTAATGAGGAGATTTCCTTTTCTGTTGGTTCTGCTCCGTCATTCTGTTCTCTTACATAATCAAGAAGCTTCTTCTCGCCCTCGCTTCCAACCAGATACTCCAGAAGTATTGCGTTAGCGTAAAGCCTCTCTTCTAATTGTGGCGATGTAGCCTTTCCTATCATCTTTGCAAACTTATATGTCTTTGCAATTGTTTCATCGACTTCAATTTCATACCCATTTGATAATGTACCAGTAATCATTTTCTCCTCCTTAAAGTGTTGGCTCTCCTTCACCAAGAATGTACTCATAGTGAGTATTACCACTCTCGTCTGGATAAGCACTAAGTGTAATTTCATATCCAACAGCATCGTTATCTGTATAATTGATATCAGCTATTGATGTAACCTTTCCAACAGGAATTACTATCCTCTTAACTCCACCATTACTCAGCATCATGTCAATTACGAATGACTGTGGTGTAAGTTCCTTTGAGTTTGCTTTGATTGTGAGCCCTGTCTCGAGGTCTCCGTCAACATTATCCTCACCAAATACAGTAATCAGAACATTCTTGTTAAGTGCCTCGATAAACTTAGTCTTGAATGTATCTGGCTTATCTGTCTGTACATCAAGAACAGTACTTCCGCCCCAAGCCTTAATAGCTGTTGTTGTAGCTGTGTTGGAATTTACTACACCAGTATCTGCAACAAATCCCATATCCTGAAATGCAGAGTCGAGTGTAGCTGTTGCAGAGGTTGGAAGAGGTGTTCCTGTTGGTGCTACATTGATAGCTCCATCAAACGAAGGCTTTCCAGCCGTAACCTTTAAAGCATCCATTTATTTATCCTCCTAATAATGTGTGATATCGAATACGGCTTGATACCGATATTCTTTGGTCTCTAGATCCGTGAAGTTATAGTTCTGGTTGAGTGATACCTTAATAATCTCGTTAAGCGTTACCATTCCATATAACTTCTCTATTACTTCATCATTAAGCTGTGCAGCTTCATACATCGAAGTTCCATAGCTTTGTATTGCGACTGTGGTGTGCTTGATAAACCGCCCATTTCCGCCAGTCCGCTCCACAAATACTGACCTTCCAGGTGGTCTGTCATTCTTCGTGGCTTTTACAGGACAGTCGAGCACTCCCGATAAGTAATTGCATATAATTGTTTCTATCATTGATTGCCCACCGCCTTTAGCATTGAATTGTTGTCCAGGTTGTCCTTTTTAGCTCTATCACTAACAGCATGAACGGAGACATTCACACGATTGGTTCCGACATATTCACTTACTTCGTAGCCCTCTCCGAGTGAAGCACCCATACTCTCTGCATGGCTTCGACATTCCGCCATAACCTCTGAGGATTTGAGTAATGCTCTTACTCCGTCACTTCTTAGTTTTATCTGTACGCTATTAGCCATATCTTTCCACCTTTACATTAGAGCCCCAACGAAGAGGGATGTTCTCTTGTATGCCTGTGACTGGATAGCCTATTGTTCGGAAGCGTTCGCCCCATATAATCACATCTGTGTCATACCACTGATGCGTATCACCCTTTGGAATGCCCAAAGTGTATGCAATATGCTTTCCAGTAAGTTCAAGCGTTGAGAGTACATCGTCACTTGTTGGTTGCCCTACAAGGACATCCTCGACATTTTCTAGTGTCTCGGAGTATATCGGCTCGCCAAAGGGGGTTGTTCCAGTCTGCGTTTTTACTACCAACTGAACTGTCATTCCTACCATGGCGAGTCACCTCCGCATAATCCTTGAACTGGCGAATAAGAGCCAATGCTGTTTCCGCCACCAAGTAACTGTTTGTCCTGTTTGCTAAGATACAGTTCTCCACTAGCACCAGTGCCCATCGTCCAACTCTGCGAATAGCCAAGTCCACTCATTGACCCCTGCATTGCACCGATTGGTACGGAGGAGTCATTATTGAGCGTCCTTATAACCATTCTGCATGAAACAGTCAGCTTACTTTCTGCGGAAGCATCCTCGTTGAAACTATCAATGAGTATTCCGGCATCAGCAAGCTGTGCTTCAATAACTGTCTGTTCACTTGGTGAGTAAGTTTTCCCTGTTCTAGCCTCTACATCCTGTACTGTTGCATAACTCATGGCTCTTACCACCTTTCACGATTTACTTAGATTGTTGGAACATCGCTTGCAGCTGTGAGTGCGTTGAATACTGTTGTATCAGCTACGAAACCAACTTCAATTTCAGCTCTAACAGCAAACATATTCTGCTGGAAGAGGTTGATTGTCTGTCCACCACCGATATCAAGTGTTGCCTGATCAGAGATTGAGATATCTACTCCCTCAACAACTCCGTACATAGCCTTTGTCCAATCACCTACGAAACCAACTTTCTTTGTATCGCCATTGATGAATGCACCCTTAGATACGAGTGTCTTCTGTCCAAGGATCATTGGGATTGCTCCCTCTGCTACTGAATTGATGAATAATGGTCTTCCGTCCTCATCCCTTGAAGCAAGAAGGATACCCTTTGCCTGTGGGCTGAGTACATAACCATTAGAGATACCGCCATGGATAGCGATGTCTGTTTCAGCATCTACAAGTGCCTTATAAGCGTCCGGAGTAACATCACCAAGTGTTTCTGGAGCGATGCTCTGTTCTGTAATTCCAGCAAATGTATCAAAATCATTGCCAGGGGCCTGTGTTCCACCGAATACTGTGTTATCAAACTTCTGTGCAAGAGCTGATGGAAGTCTTCCGATAAGTGCATCATAAAGAGCACCCATATCTCTTCTAAACTGATTTGAGAAAGGAACGATAACAGCGAGTGTATATCCTCTCATTGTCTTTGTGCTAAGTCCTGGATTAGATACTGGTTTCTTCTCTGTCTCTCCAACCCAAGCAGCCTCTGGATCTGATGTGATAACTGGGATAGCAAGTCCTCTCCCTGGGAGTGCTATCTGTCTTGCTAACTGCATTACTGCTGAACCTTCCTGAGTCTTAGCAATAATCTCTCTTGATACATCAACTGGAAGGTCAATGTTTGTTCTATTTGTTGCTGTTCCTGCCATTTTTTATTCCTCCTAATTTGAATTATTGAGCTGTTTATTTGCCCATTCTTTGAATTGTTCTTTGGTACTTGTTTTGTTTACTACATTTGACTCCCCTGCATCCTTAACCGATGGATATCCGTTTATTCTCGAGAAGTTGAGAATGCCATCAGCCTGTTTTGTACAAGCCTCCTCTGTGTCTCCGGTTAGAAGCTCTGCTGGTACACCTTTTTCCTGTGCAACCTTGTTTCTCATTTCGTTGATGGTCTTCTCCTTTTCAATCTCTGCAAGTTTTGCTTCGAGTTCCGCTGCCTTGTCCTGTGCTTTCTGGAGTTCGGACTTATTGGCCTCTTCCAGTTCATCGAACTTAGCTGCTTTTTCTTTCAGCGAGTCATAATCTTCATACTTCTTGCGCTCTCTGCTGAGTCTTTCCTGCACTATTCCGTTGATTTCGTCCTGAGTGTAGGTTTTTGGGCTCTGTGCCTGAGCAACCTCCTGTGTTTCCTGTGCCTGTGTGTTGTCCAGTTCCATTTTTTTAATCCTCCTATGAGTGAAATTCCTCGTTTTAATGGCACGAGTTGCCAAAATGTATTAAAAAAGCACCTCAATGGGTGCTGATTTATCGTGATTATTCAGTTTCTGTGTCATTTCCGACTCGTTTAGCGTAAGCAATGCGCTTTTGCTCGTTTATTTCATCTTTTTGTTCGGAATATCGTTGTCTGCGGAGTGTATTGGCTTTCTCTTCCATCGTCCTGCCCTCAGTCTCATAATACAGGCTCGTATTTGGCTTGTATCCCTGCACGGAAGTGTTGGAATTAAACCTTATCATGAACTGACAGTCGCAATTAGCGTGGATATGTTCTGCATGATTCCCCTTAAGTGTCTCCTTTGATGCCCTCTGCCAACCATTTGCGGATAGCAACTCACAATATGCACAACTGTCTCCAGTTCCAATCCATGCCCACTCAGCTCCGTCACGAACAGCATTCTGCATGGTAGTATCTGCTCCAGCCTGCTTCACGAATCTTCCAACAATGCCCGATATGTAATTATCATTTTGTGAGAATGTCGATGCTCCATAAATCGCCTTGCTAACCTCTCCAAGAGTGGCTGTTTCCGCAACAATTGCTGACGGAACACTTGCTCCGCTTACTTCCGCAATAGCATCATAGAACAATGCTGAGAGACTAGCTGACGCTTCGCCATACTTACTAGCAATCGCATAAGCCTTAGCAATAGCTGTCTCAAACTGTATCGACTGATAACCGCCATTAGCAAGTATCCACGCATCCATTTCCGCAGATGCCTTCTTGCTGAGTTGCGACATTGCAAGTCTATACTTATTCCATTGGCTCTTCTGTATTTGCATCTATTCCCAACTCCCCTAATATATCCAAGCCTCTTGCTTGGGCTTCTTGGTTGCGTATTCTTCTTATTTCCGCCTGATCAAACCCAATCATCTCAAGGAATGTATCTGTATTAGCAAAGCCTTCCCTTGCACTTGCAATCTTAATGGCTGCGTCGGCTGTCACGGCTACGCTTGGCATTGCTGGGTTTTTGAAGTGTGCCAGGACAGCGAGTTCATCTTCTGGAAGGTCTTCAATCTTCACATTGTTCTTAATTGCCATTGCAATAAGTGCTATATTGCGAAGCGCCGTTCCATTTCCGTTATTCAGCTGTGATGCCATTGCCACAAGTGTCTGTGACTGTGCAAGGATTGCATCGGAGCTTGTTGGATTTGCATCGTTGATAACTCCAGTATCCGTCACTGTTAAGCCTGTGGCTGCACTAAACTGAGTTGCGAGCATTCTCAGCATATCCACATGAGGCTGAATGGTTCCCTGCTGAAGCTGACCAAAGGTTGGTTTCTCTCCTGTTTCTGGATTGGTGGTTGATGTCATGATATTTCCGACATATTGTTTAAATTTATCGTTAATCACCGCATCAAATTGTGCATCCGTAACACCTAACAGGTATTTTTGTGGAGAAGTCGCAAATTCGAGCCCTATAGTTGCATTTGCTACAGTCCTAACATAGCCATCTATCAGCCTTCTTATTGGCTCTTTTATTCTAGATCTACCAAACGGCTTATCAGAGGTTGCATTCCATATCAGTGCTTCCATCATCGGTCTTCCAAGCTTATGAGGATACTTGTTCGCATGCCAAACACTATCTTCACGATGCAGGACCCAGATTGCTTCATCGGTATAATAATTGATGAGGGTTGGTAGCCATGCTTGCGTAACATTGTCCGGAACTGTATCAATAATGGCGAAACCACACTTAATTCTGCTCTTTTCGCCATCCCATAATGCTCCGGCTGTCATTGGTGAATGAAACCTTATCTTGACACCAATATTTTTATCAGCTGAGAGTGTGGCAAATGTGCATCCAAGCTTCAACTCATCCCTGCAAGCCTTGGAATATTCATAAAGCAAGTCATTATCTATGACAATTTGGTTGAGTTCTTCAATTTCCGAACCATTCTCACCTACAAATCCGTCAAACATTGACCTTGCAGCAAGGACATCAACAGTCTTAGCGCCCCAAGCGCATCCAATTTCCAACTTGCGGAGTCCTTCTGGAAGCGCAATGCCCAAATTGACACTATTGAGGGAGATTTTGCCCTCATAATATTTTTGCTTTTCCTCATTCTTGCTTGAATGGTAATTGTAGTTGTCAATAAGCTTGGTCAAGTTATCAATTTCTTTAATCTCTAACCCAACCACATTACTTGCTACAAGTTCAATCATGATTTTCTCTCCTTATCCTATACGCATAACCTTGCTAGGATCTCTTTTGCTTGTCTTTGCTCCCCATAATGCTAAGGCGCATGCTTCTATCGGAGTACAATTATCTCCTCCGAAGCCCCAACCACCACTTATAGGGCGCTTTATACTTGTTATAGCGCTATCCCTTAGCGCATCTTGTTTTCTATACCATGTAATCGTGTTCTCATTCAGCGAGTCCATCAGAAGACTGACCGCTGCAATCATATCCGTTGCCCTTGGTCTTATGACGGAGCCTTTATATTTCCATGTGCCTGATATTTTGTCCACAAGGACATCCACACCATTCCGTCCATCAATAACCACACATGATGCTTGTGTATATCGTGCATTGAGCCAATCTGCCAGCCACTGGGTTCCGTATCCAGTCGGCTTTCTATCTATCAGTTCTATTCTTGGAAGTCCATCTTTGGGGATTACCGCTCCACATAGCACGACTTCCGTACCATCAGCGCTGAACTTAACCCCAAACGCTCTCTTGCCTTGGAGTCCTGTCGCATCACTTACATTTGCATCCCAGATATCCACTGGAATTGCGTAATCCAATTTATGCTCAACAGTTGGAGTCCACCACCCAAGGCGCTCTCGTGCGAAGGTGTCTTCCGCCATCTGTTCAAACTCTCCCTCGACAGTTGATTCCTGTATTCTTATTCCAAGTGCTGGATTACAGTCATACCATCTCTGTCTATCAGCAACATCGCCAATCTTATCCACGGAAAATTCAAACCACGCCGTAGTATTTGTCTCTCCCTTGATAGCCTTATCCCTAATCTCACGGAAAACAGTTCCTGTCACTGTTGGATCTGGCGGAGTTCCCATGTAAATTGTCTGTGGATTGAGACTGGCTGATATTGCTGGTATGAAGGATGCCTGCGAATTCTCGTCAAGCTCCTGAGCTTCATCAAATATAAGCAAATCTCCATGCTGACCACGACCACCATTCCTAGTCCTTGCCAGAAACTTAATCCTTCCGCCATTATTAAGGAGTATCTGCTCTCTTCCAAGCGCTGTCTTGATGTCCTTGACATACTTTTTCAACGCATTTGTTTCAAAAAAAGAAGCCATCTCCTCAAATGTTTCGGTTGATGTCTTCTGCAAATGACTTGTATACAAAACTCGTTCTCCGTACAGGAGCATCCCGACTTCTGCCCTGCCTTGCATAATAAGTGTCTTACCATTCTGCCTCGGAACACTTCCGCCACAAGTCTTACATATCCATTTTTTGGTTGCTGGATGGTAACTCATCCAATCATTCAATATATTATCCTGCCAAGGATCTAATAGGAGTCCACCAGCTTTCAGCAGCTTGACCGCTCTCAGTTCCGTGGCATCATACTTCGGAGCTATCCTGTATCTCGGCTCCTGACTTCCTCTCCTACTCATTGAGGAGCTTGTCGATTTCGCTCTCGTCATTTCCTGTGCCCTCTATCTCTTCAATTTCTTTCAGTGTTTCCCTGTACTGTCTCGCAAGTGCTGCCAGATCACGCTTGCTATCGCACTCATCTATGGCATTGGATAGCTTATCTCTTAGCGCCACGAGTCTGCTTAATCTGTCATCCATTCCGTCACTCCCTCTTGGTCAAAATTACTCATGTGTGTATTTTCCGTCCTTATACCCCTGCGGAATACCTCTCTGTGGGTAAATAAGCGCT